TTGCTGTAGGTGACATGAAGATCCCTCTGATAAATGAGACAGGCTTGTCTCGTAACAACTATGACATTGGTATTGCTGTGGCACTCGGTGACATAGACTTTAGATTGACAGAGGATGAAATCCTCGACTTCTATTACTCAACAATTAACTTTCCAAGGAATAATTATGGGACTTGATATGTATGCATTTGCTGTCAATGCTGACAGCGTTGGTGAGGGTGTCGTTGATGTGGCACTCGGTGATGGTGCTGAGCAGATATTCTACTGGCGTAAGTTCAATGCTCTGCATGGTTGGATGGAAGATCTGTACCACCTCAAGGGTGGCTCTAAAGACAGCTTCAATTGCACCACAGTGAGGCTCACTGCTAACGATCTTGATCGTTTAGAGATGGACACTGGCAACAACAAGCTAGTGCCTCGCAATGGTTTCTTCTTTGGCTCTCAGGAAATATATCCAGAGGATTTAGAGAGTGTGGCAGGTTTTGTTAAGCTTGCAAGAGAAGCTATTGCCGATGGCAAGGCTGTGTTCTACGATAGTTGGTGGTGATATGCGGTACAAGTACACCGTCTATTACCCCAACAGTGCTACCCCTGTAGCCACTTTCACTACCATGAAAGCAGCGAAGGCACACTGTGATGCACTGGTTGAAAGCCAAGCATTTGAAACAGTGACCTACATTCCATGTATTAAACAACATCCAGTCCTGAAAGGAAACACAAAATGAACAAGGTGAGAATGCGTAGTGACTTAGCAGAGGAAGGTATGTCAATCCCTGCAGGTAAGAGCTTCGAAGACTATGACACTTTAGTAGATAAGGTTTACTTATCTGCTGATGACTTGGAGGATGCGGTGCAAGGCAATGACCCTGCAAGTCCTGATGACCATCCCTTCTGTTATGTGAAGCTTCGTGATGGACGATGCTTCTACATGGTGAGTGTTGACCTAGACTTCCCTGTGAAGATGAAGGTGAGTGAGCGGTTTGCTCTCAACCAATGGTTGTCTGACTATCCTGACACCATGTCCTATGCCTCTGTGTTGCAGGTGATTGGTCTTGACACCTTCACCTCTGGTGACAATGGCATTGTGCCTTGGGAGCTGATTGAATACCATCCTAATGAGGACATCATTGACCTCATTGAAGACACTCGCAAACAATTCGAGAGCAGTGCCGATGACCTAGTGTATGGTGTGGCACTGCATGATGTGATGGAGGGAGCATGTGATGACTACGAGTAAGCAAGAAACCACAGCCAAATTCTTTGGTGAGTTGTATGTCATCACCTTCCCTAATTGGTCACGGTATAGGGACATGAAGGACATAGCTAACAACTTCTACAGCCCTAAGTCAAAGTCGTGGTATGCCTTCCTTAAGGGAATGGAATATCAATCAGACAAAAACAAAATGAAAGAGCTAGCAGATGACAGATAAGAAAACATTCACCATAACTGTATACACCGATGCAGGACATGGATGGGGCAAGGTGAAGCGTAAGGTGTTAGAGAACTTGGGCATTGCCCCTGATGTAAGCAGCTACAGCTACCAATATAAGGATAATGTGTACCTTGAGGAAGACCGTGACTTAACGTTGTTAATACAATGCTTACATTCCAACAATGTCGCCATCAAGTGGGTCACTAAACACACCGATGGTGACAGCAAGATTCGTTCTTATGAAAGATACTCATATGTACAAAATACAAACCCGACTGCGTGACAAGTGGCATTGCCTAGAGTTTGATGTGACAGACAGTGGGTATAAGCCAAGGCGTTATCACACATTGGACGATGCATCATTGGCACTTGAACGCTACATCGATGGGTTGTTCTTTGCCAACAAAGAACAGGTAGACTTCGGAAACTTTCGTATTGTTAAGGAATGAAATGAATACAAAGATGTTAAAACATGTACGACAATTGTTCAACACTCAAGGTGTTGACAAGCGTATCAACAGACACAACCAACGACAGTGGGTCAAGAGTGTTAGACACTTAGGTGACAAGTGGTTGTTAGCTAAACATGTACAGCGAAAGGACTCAGCCAATGCTTAAACAAACACCACCGCCACAGCCACAACCAGTGTGGCCTTTTCCTGCCCATCCCCTTCCTGTTAGCATACCACCTGAGCCTAGACATGAATGATACAGAGCTGTATACTTGCTTTGCTTTGTTATTCATACTGGCACTGGTGCTGTTATGAACGAAGACATTAGCTACCAACTAGGCTTTGTACATGGACAGCGTAGCTTAGGCATGCAACTACAATGGATGAGTGAGCATTATGTCCGAGGCTATTGCAAGGGTGTGCAAAGCAGGAAACAACATTTAGAACAGGAGCAGAAAGATGTTATCAGAAGTAGACATTCGGGACTTCCATCCCCAACCAGTGACACCGCTGTTCTCAGTGAAGCCCAAGAGCTACATACAAATGCCTAACACTGGCGTTGTATTTTATTTCGATCACATCGATGGCATGTATAGCTACTGCCTAGATATGTTCGGAGATCCTATTCATCTAGTCGCTTGGATAGATGTAATACCGTTGGTTAAAAAGACCGACTAATCTGTAGGGGTATTGCACTGCCCCTATTTTTGTGGTTATAATTTGTTCGTCAGTTGCTGACACTCATCAACCTTCCTAAGGAAAACATCATGGCTAAACACCTCATCTTCTCTCGCAATGCTAACAACTCTGCTCTCTCTGCAGAGCGTATCCAACAGCTTGCCCCTGCCGCTTTCAGCACAACCAAGGCTGAGAAACTTACAGATCGTTATGTGTCATTGAACACAAGCGACATCATCCCAGTCATGCAAGACTATGGATATGCACCAGTGCAAGCAGCACAGAAGCGTAGCCGTAGCCTCAACCCTGCTCACTCAGCCCACATGTTGTCCTTCGCTAAGACATGGGACATTGACTTTGGCACTAGCGATATTCGTCCTGAGATTATTCTTTACAACTCTCACGATGGCTCAGGCTCTGTGAAGTTGTTTGCAGGTTGCTTCCGATTCATCTGTGACAATGGCCTCATTGCAGGTGATGGCTTCCAGTCTCGCATCTATCACAGCAAGGCACTGAGTGGCTTTGAAGAGATGCTCCGCAACACTGTGGCTACATTGCCCACCATGATGGAGCGTCTTGAGAGACTGCGTAGTGTGACCCTTGACCCACACCAGTCTGTGGTGATGGCTAAGCGTGGCATTGAGACACGATGGGACATGCTTGAAGAGCAGACCAATGGTGTGTATGCCACCCCTCAAACCATTACCGATGTGTTGAAAGTTTCACGCTATCAAGACAACTACATGGATGCATTCACTGTGTTCAACCGCATTCAAGAAGGTGTTATCCGTGGTAATGCATTTGTTAAGAGCTTGTCTGAGAAGCACCCCGAAGGTGTGACTCGTAAGGCTCGCCCTGTTAACAGCGTGAAAGAAAACATCCGCATCAACTCAGAGTTGTGGAACATTGCCGAAGACATTGCCTTCGCTTAAAGATAACGGGGGAAAGCGGATGCTGTTGGAAGACACTCAGCCAAGTGATTAGGTTCATGAGGTGCAGTACCAACAGACGCAGCGAGTACCCCACCTATACAAAGGAACATGTATGTTATATACGAAGGCAATCGTCAAGGGTTACACCACTAAAGAGTGTGATGAATTCATGGTCAAGATAGAACTTAATTGTTTAATGACTGACAAAGATTTAGATGCGTTCTTAGAACCATTGAGAGAACAGTTTAATGAGATGGGTGATCCACTCCATTTCAAAATGATATTAGAAGCACAGGATATTTAATGCATCAAGATAAAGCAATTGGTATGTTCATGGGTCTGTTCATTGGTGATGCACTGGGTGCGCCATTGGAATTTGTTAGACCACATGAGATGTCTAAGACATTGACAGAGATGGAGGGTGGTGGTGTGCATAACACTGCAGTGGGAGAGTGGACAGATGATGGGAGCATGAGCGTAGCTATCGCTGATGCATACATTACAAGCAAACGCTTTGACCCTGAAGCCATTGCCATGAACTTCAAGATGTGGAAAAAGACTGGACACTTCGGCACTCGCAATTATGTCTTTGACATTGGACGTACTTGCAGTGAAGCCATTGATCGCATCACAGCAACACAACCCTATGCAGGTAGCTGTAGCTATAGCTCCAGTGGTAATGGATCTATCATGCGAGTAGCTCCCATTGTGCTTGCCAACCACAACAACATGCCTAATGCTGTGGCACAGAGTGTTGCTGTGTCCTTGATGACACATGGTAATGCAGACACTGTGCATTACATTGCAGGGTTTGTGGCTGAGCTTATGTCAGGCAGAGCAGAAGACAGCTTCGACTATCTCAAACACTTCCGTGATGTGTATGCATCAGGTAGCATTATGTATACATACAACATGGCATGGGAATGTGTGAGAGAAACCTCAAGCTTTGAGAAAGCTTTGATCATGGCAGTGAACAAAGGCTATGACGCTGACACTGTTGGTGCAGTGACAGGTATGTTGGCAGGGCGTAAGTATGGCTTGAAAGGTATACCCACTAGATGGCTTGACAAGCTAGTGAAGAAGGATGAATTGATTGATATGGCTGAAAAACTTTATGCACTGGGAGGTGATGATGGAAAAGAATGATATGGAAGCAGCGTTCCCCGATCAATACAAAGATGGCATGACTCTGCGTGACTACTTCGCAGCTAAGGCTATGGCTGTGTTGATGACCAGCTCGTGGAGCATTCCACATGCTGAAGTGGCAAGCAAAGCTTATTGGTTTGCTGAAGAGATGATGAAGGCGAGGGAAAGTAAATGACTACAGCAAATGCAATACCAGAACAAAACCAAGTAGAAGAAAAGAAAAGGCAAGAGGCTTATTGGAATGAACAATACGCTTGTTTAAAACTGCCAGAGCGCTCTGAATGGTCTTGCTATATGTTTGGTAATAATCCAAAGACAAACGATGGCATTAAGTATACGCCACTAAAAGGACATGAACCTAATTGGTTTGTTAGATGGATGATGAAAGTTTGTTTTGATTGCACATGGGTAAAGGAGTAACAAATGTTTTATAGACAATGCAACACCTGTAATGAGCGATGGGAGATTGGAACTGCAAGCACTTGCAAATGTCCTGATGAAACACCTAAGCGTGAATGGATAGGACTGACGGATGAAGAAAAGCAAGAATGGATTGATGCTATGCCGTATGACATCGAGCCTCGACACTGTATGATTTTAATCAATGTCTTAGAAGCCAAATTAAAGCAGATGAACACATGACACCACATTACACACCAGAATATTTAATTGGCGTAGCGGCTTGTATACTTGTTGGTGTTATTTCCTACCAAGTAGGCTACACACATGCACAAGAAACCTACCAAGTGTCTACCAAGTTTGTCTGCCATGAGGAAGTTGTATACAAATGGACTGGTGGTTATTGGTACAAACTGGGAGAGTCTTGTAAGACTGAGGCACAGATGAAAGGAATGACATGACTAAAGAAGAAGAGATGTTACTAAGGCAGCTAGCTGCAGGTCAATGCACGATACAGAAGGTGGTAGATGCACTAGGTCCACTGTCTCTGTGGTCTGACAAGGCGCTAAAGGCAGAGATAGATGAGGCAGTGAAAGCAGAGCGTGAGGCATGTGCGAGGGTATGTGAAACACTGAGACACCAAGACTATGTAAAGGAAACATACGAATGGATTTCAGCTACAAACAATTGTGCAGATGCTATTAGAGAAAGAGGACAATCATGAGTAACCTACTACGCATACCACCTAGTGTGACAATGACAGCGGAGCAAGCCCTGTCGTCTGCACTAGTAGATGCTGAAGACTTGACTGATGTTCTCATCATGGGCTATCGTGATGGTGAGTTGTACATACGAAGCTCAAGACTTACATGTGCTGAGGCTTTGTTCTTAGCTAACAAAGCCATGCGATGGGCAGAAACTGGAGGACAACTATGACAACAAAGCTACACAAAGAAACTGTTAGTGCCATTGAGAAGTGGTGTGCAAAAAAGAAGTGGAAGCTATTAAGAAAGCCAAGCCATGTAACTCCGCAAGCATATGTCGTTGGACATGCTGCATCGAAGTGTCTTATCGTTGCTCGCTGTTGGGCTAACAGCGAACCACAAACAATGGAATGGGATAAGAAATATCCACTAAAAATTGTGAATGAGTTTGACGAAACATTGAAGGCAGGTGATTGGTGTGCAACTGCTTATATTTGTACACAAGGTTGGCAACAAACTGTGGCTATCCCTTTGCCTACTAAAGTAAAGGAAAACAAATGACACCCACACCACAGCTACGCTTCATCGAAGTAGTCAATCCCGACACAGGGGAGAAGGAAATAATATTGCAACAATATCATTATGCAGATCACCGTTATGAAGAGAGTGATTGGTATGATGTGCCACTGGTAAAGGTTTACAAATGACACTGCCTCGCTATGTAACACTAGCCAAAGCTGCCGAAGGCATAATCAAATATCGCTACAACCCACCACAGGATGCTGTTGATGCAGGGGTGGTGGCTAGGCGTGTGCTTGGCACTGACAAGTCTAAAGCCTTTGCTTTAGCTGAAGAGCTGAATGCACAGCTAGACAACTGGCGTAAAGAACTTCGCTATCTTAAGGACATCTCAGAAGATACGAAGGTTGTTGATCTTATCAAAGCGTATAAGAACAACATCACTTATACCAAACTTAGTATAAAGGCACAGCGTGACTACATCTACTATCTACAGGGATGGCAGGACAGTAAGGCCAATGGCATACCTCTGTATCAATGTAAGCTAGGCAGCTTAGTCACTCCGCATTGTCAAAAGATATATGAACAACATGCTGAGCACAGTGTTAGCCTAGCTAACCACACCTTAGCTGTCTATCGCTTGCTCTTCAATTTTGCTATTCGTCATGGCTACATCACACACAATCCATTCAGCAAGGTGCTGAGAAGATCAGACAAACCTCGCAGAGTGGTGTGGACAAGGGAAGATGTTAGAGCATTCATGAACACAGCTTACAGCACATTCAAGTGGCGTAATGTAGGACTCATTGTGCAGATGGGCTATGAATATGGACAGCGTATGGGTGACATGCGTAAGCTTAGATGGGATCAGGTTGATCTAGAGAAGGGTGTGTTGCACTTGGAACAAAGCAAGCGTAGGTCTAGGGTGACTATACCTACAAGTGCAGGGCTGTTAGCTATGCTGAAGCAACAGCATGCTGAGTTTGGGTGGCAGCAATATATTGCACCATCCAACAATCCTGATAGGAAGGGTGGCCTATTGCCTTACAGCTTGTTCAATCTGTCTAGGGTGGCTAAGCAAATCATGACTGAGGCAAGTCTGCCTAGTGACTTGGTGTTGCAAGACCTACGAAGGACAGCGATAACTGAGATGGTGGAAGCTGCCATTCCTTTGCCTAATATCATGGCTATATCTGGACACTCAACACCACAAAGTCTGACACCTTATATTA